TGAGACGTTCTGAAACGTTACGTGCCACTCACACCCGTATGAGTCAGTCCCATAGAGGGGTAACCCGTTCAGGGTCAGACGGACATCGCGCGGGTCAAGGGTGAAGATAGTCATACCCTCAGTCTACCCGCGCGGCTTGTCACACGTAATGGAAATTAATCACTCTAACGGTTTCCCGTGCCGCCGCGTTCGGGTCAAGCGCGTTCACCGTGATAGGCGCGCTCACACGCGGACCACTGTTCGCGTTCAAATTCACCGGGTTGGACATAACAGGCATGGGCGTCACGATGGATGACGGCAGAAGAGAATTCACCATGTCTTCCACCGGACGAGTGGCCGCACGCTCGTTCTCTGATACGCCACGGCCAAGACCAGCAGGAATCATCCGACCTATCTCACGGTCGAACACCTTAGACGGGGACGCGATACCCAGCAGGCTCTTGGCACCATCGATGATACCGCTAACCGCGTTCTTGACCGCAGATATGGCACCGCCGATGGCTTTCGTGATGCCGTTAATCAGACCCTGAATAATGTTCCGTCCGGCGCTCAGCAACCATGATCCGGCTCCGCTGAACACGCCCATGATACGGCTCGGAATACTGGTGATGAAATTCATCATTGATCTTACGCCACTGCTGACAGTACTGGTGATGCCACTCCATGCACTGCTTACCGCGCCCTTGATGCCGTTCCATACACTGCTGAAAATACCGCTTATGCCGCTCAGCACGCTTGAGATGACGCCTGACACTGCATCGATGGCACCGGAAACGATACTTTGGATACCGTTCCAAACACTGGAAACGATATTCTGGATACCTTCCCATACTCCAGACCAATCACCGTTAATCGCGGCCAATACGGTGGTGATTATCGCGTTGATAACGTTCATAACGGATGTGACAACCGTCTGGATGAATGGGAACACCGCGTTAATGACGCCTTGAATGTAAGTGCCCCAGACTTGGAACGCTGATTGGATGGCAGGTAGCACGGCCTGAATCAACGCAGCGATGTTATTAATCACCGGCGTTACAGCAGTCGCGATGACGCTCATAGTTTGCCCGATGTTGCTCACTATGGTAGACAACACTGGTGCAATGGTCTGGATTGCGGCCGTGATAATAGGCATGATGGCATTACCGAGATTCTGCAAAGCACTCATAAGCGGCTGGAGTGCCGGAAGCACCGTCTGAATCGACGAGGCGATGTTATTAATCACCGGCGTTACGGCAGTCGCGATGACGCTCATAGTTTGCCCGATGATGCTCGCCACGGTAGCTAACCCTGATGCGATGGGCTGGATTGCAGGCATGATGGCATTGCCGATATTCTGTAAGGCACTCATAAGCGGCTGGAGTGCCGGAAGCAACTGAGATTGCACCATTCCCACAACTGGTTGAAACGCTGTCTGGAACGTTGTGCCGATTTGTGAGACTATCGGGCCGATAGTCTGCACTAGTCCCGTAAACACTCCGCTAAGTCCGCTGATTTTCTGCGCCAACATGCTGATACCGGATGTCAACGGGCCTTTGAACTGGTCAAGAATCGTCGTACCCACACCAACCACGGACGCTTCCAGATTACCCATCGCACCTTCAATAGTGCTGGTGCTGGTAGCGGCTTCCTTCGCGGCGTCCGTCATACCCAAGTCCATTATGGCTTGGTTGAATTCCTCCGCGCTGATCTCGCCTTTCTCCATCGCGTCGCGGAAGTTCCCAGTGTAAGCGCCGTTCTTGAGCATCGCCTCTTGAAGTTTGCCGGATGCACCGGGAATGGCGTCGGCTAGCTGGTTCCAGTTTTCTGTGGTGAGCTTGCCAGCGCCAGCGGTCTGCGTAAGCACCATACCAACTGAGCTGAAAGTTTCCGCGTTGCCACCGGCGACAGCGTTCAAGTTGCCAGCGGCTTCGGCCAGTTTGTCGAAGCCCTGTACTCCGTTGGCGGCAAGCTGAGCGGTCACGTTGCGGATATCGCTGATACTGTAAACAGTCTGGTCGGCGTAAGCTTGAGTGCTGGCTGTGAGCGCGTCAATAGTACCCGTATCCAGTCCGGCGAAGTTCAGCGTGCTTTTGAACTTGTCCGCAGAGTCGGAGGCTTCGATAATGTCTCCGGTAAGATCACCGATGGCGTCCACAGCCATGCCGATACCCGAGGAAACAAGACCGCCAACGGCACCGGCGGCGGCCCCGAACTTACCTAACCCGCTGGAAGACTTGCTTGAAGATTTATCAACGTTCCCAAACGCCTCATCAGCGTGTCGCGCCGACTCTTCGATCTGACGGCTACCCGATTGAATATCCTTTACGCCAGCGTTCCAATCGCCGGTGTTGATCTCGGCGTCTAGGGTCAGTGTCGAGTCTGCCATCACACGTCCTTCCCGAGTTTTTCAATAATCGTGTTAATCCTGCGGTCGCCATTCTTGCTGAACGCGGCGGCTATGCAATCGAACGTCATGAGGTATTGTTCCGCCAGCCGCCGCCGTCTGATACGGCGTCCCTCCCTGAGCAGGTTCATCATCAGGGAGGAATCCACGTTGTTTTCCAGCACGTCGCGGATAGCCTGCCACCCATACAAGTCACCAAGCTCGGCGAGGATATGAACGCTCGGAAGCGGCTTGCGAGCCGCCTCCTTCTGTTTGTAATTCTTCATCGCCTCCCGTTCGGCGGGAGTGAGCAGGCTATCCCACGACTTCATTATTAGCCTTTGATGTCAACGGTGATGTTCTTCGCCATGAGTCCGCACAACGCGGTCATGGCACGCTGATAGGCGAGGTCGCTACGCTTACGGGTCTGTTCAGCCCACTCGGAGAATTTATCAGCTGGACTCATAAGCGATTCAACCAACGGGAAGATAATCTTTTCAGCGGTTTCTAAAGTCTCACGGTTCGCCACGCCAGCGCTCAGCTTATCGATTGTCTCCGCATTATCCAAGATCGTGAGCATATCCTTCGAGCCGAGCGGGCGCATGGTGTACACGGTGCCGTCGATTTTCACGGTGAGGGTGCGGAACGCTTCTCGGGTGTCGATGCTCAAAACAGGGGTAGTCATTGTTGCTCCATTCGTGTGATATTATGGGATTATTCCCCTTCGGAAACTTCTCTATCACACGCCCGCCACCCGACCGTGCCAGCTACGGTGGCGGGCGTTACTTATGCTCACGCAACGGTGACAGTGAAGTTAACCACGGTCTGAACGTTGCCGCTCTTGAACGTGACGGTACCAGCACCGGCCTGCTGCAACTGAATGTCCCAAGTTCCGTCCCCGTTGTCCGTAGCGGCAGCCTTAGTGGGTTCAGATACGGTGGCGGTGATGGTACCAGTCGCATCATTCGGAGACGCCATCACCTTCACAGTCACATGATCGCCGGCCTTGCCCGAGATGTTCGCCGGGAACGCGGTAAGCGCGGTGACCTGAACTTTCTCCGTCTTGATGGTGCCGGAATCTTCGTCGTAGTACGATGGGTTATTTAGATCAAGTTCGCCCATGACGACGGCACCGTTCGCACCGGGAGTCATCGAGCCGGACAGTGTGACCACGAACGGGTCGGACAGGCTCACGGTGAACTCGCCGCCCGCGCTGATTAGCGCCTGCGGGATGCGGAAGTCCTGCGCCGATGAATGGCCATCGCACACGTTATGGATAATGATGTCACGCGGAGTGTTGGAAACACATTCGGTGCCGCCGAAACGCACCTGACCCGTCTCGGACAGCGAACCGGAGATAACGCGCTTGAACTTCGCATTATGGTACAGTTCCGGAAACAGCATACCGAGGTAGCGGACGCTCGGACAGATAATGTTCAGCTCGAAACTCATTTCCTCATATGAGCCATTCGGTACGTTGATAGTGCCGGACTGCGAGGACACCTCGGTAGTGCCGGGAGTCAGGGTAATGGTGCCAGCTTCATCCTGAACGTAGTCGGGGGAGATCACCATATCGTCGATGTAGACTGTCTTCTTGCCAATAAGGGGGTAGGAGGCCATTGTTTGTCCTTTCGTCGGGCGGGACTGCACACGCGGCGACTAATGGACGGTTCCTATTCTACCGTTGCTGGGTCGAGTTTGTAATCCACGTTGAACCGGATGCTTTTCACCCAGCGGCCTTCCCCGTCGATGGCGTCCATGTCGATTGCGGTAGCCGGATGCACGCGGATTGATACAAAGTCTATATCAGCTATGGGGTTGCATGTCAGTCGGCAATAGTCATGCAGACGATTGTTGACGAAGTGCAGGAGTCGGAGCATCAACTTTCCTTGTTCGATCACGTCGAAGTAGCGGCTACTGATAGTGAGCTGATCCGTGTACAGGTCGCCGTTGATGTCCACGGTGTTCGCGTTGACCCAGATGCCTTCGGCGTTGGTGACGCTACCCGTGTCCAGTACTGGGCTGGTGCCGAAGAACAGTGTCTTTCCGTAAGTGCCGAAACCCTCGTTCTGGAGGGTCATGCACATGGCCAGATCAATCATGATGGCGCTCCTATCCTAGGTTGAAATATGATTCAGCACGGCTGGCGGCAGTGTTCCTAGCCCGCTGAAGGTAGCGTACCGTGTTCGGGTGCAACCGGTTAGAGTACTCGCGGATACGAGCGTAAGGCACACGACTGTTGCCGAACGTGATACGCCACTTCACGGTGGAAAGTTGTTGGAAACGGCCACTGTTACGCAGCGCTCCAGTCAAGACGGGAGCGTTCTGACGTGCCATCTTGAGGATGTCGGTCATCATTCTCACGCCGCCCTTGTTCAACTGTTGGGTGGAGAGTTTGCGCGCCCAATCAGCGGACAACTGTAATCGGTAGCTCATAGACTATCCCTTCCATACGGGTTCCCATACACGGTGATGAACCGAGTCTCCCCCATGTCCATATCATCGCCGCGACTGGCTTGCGTGACTTGGTACACTCTGCCATCGGAGAGTTCCAGCATGAGGTCGGGCCATAGTTCCATGTTTTCCCTCAGATTCTTGGGAACCGTGTCTGTTTGGATGTGGAAGCGTCGGCTGCTGATACGCGAACCGTATTCGGTCGGCTGGTCGGACTGGGTGGAATGCTTCACAATCACCTGCAAGTCGGCCAGTCGTTCGTTAGGCAGACCGGGAGCCGTGTACCGCCAAAGCGTCGCTGTCTGGACTTGGTTCGGGAACAAGCGGAACGGGTCACAGAGCGTTGCCATAAGCGTAGTCACCCCCCATGTAATCCTGAGCGTTGAGCCACCACGGCAGATTATGGTGCTTGCGAGGCAGGGAGAGAATACCGCCGCTGTCTCCGCCGTTTCGGCATAGACTCCACTGGCTAATAAGCGAACGATACGGGGTCAACGCACGTTCCATAGCCGTCTCGTTGATTGTTGCGTAGCTCACGCTCACATCCTCGATGCTCTTCGACGTGATGCGGTCTGTCTGTTCAAGAACGTTCTGGTCTGCCTCGATGACAGCCGCCAATACTGAAGATAATGGGGCGGGAAGCTTGGCAAACCCGTGCGTTCCGGTCACGGTTATTGCCGTGCCGACATTAAGACATTGCGCGATTGTCAGACAGTTGGCGTATTTGGTTTCTGGCGTCCACCCGTCGCTCATATCATAGTTCACGCGATAATCGAGTTTCACACCGTCGGTGGTCTGCACGTTGCTTACTTCCGAATACCATGCCAGTAGGGCGACATGGCGGCCATCTCCTACGACGATTCCCACGTAATCATCTGTAAGCTGGGTTAATGTTTTTTGGCATAGAATGTTGGCGAGGTCTGCGAGCGCGGCATCCTTCCACCGTGCGTAGTTCGCGTCTCCTACCTGATTGATTACGCTTGCGTCGATGTCCATAACCGCTCCTCCGGGAAAATAAGTTAGGCCCTACCTCCCATTGTAGGAGATAGGGCCTTGCGGTGCAGTCCCGCTACTGTTTAGGGTAGCGTGTCAGGCGGACGCCATCAAACCTGCGGCGATCAGAGCGTTCACCACTTGCGCTACTGTGCCCGAGTTCGGGTCAACGTGAGCGGCCTTAGTGATCGAGGCATCCTGACCAGCAGGACCAGCGGGACCCTGCGGACCCCTCTCACCCTGCGGGCCAGCCGGACCCTGCGGGCCGGGGTCGCCCTTGGGACCCTGCGGGCCCTGACCTATACTCAAAGGCTGGCCTTTCTCATCAACGACGTTGATGACCTTAACCGCCTTCATGTTGTCTTTGGGCAGCGCTTTGCCGCCGACTCGTGCGTACATTTCAGCGTTCATCACTTGGCCTTCGGCTTGATGACCACGGCGGACTTCTCAGCGTCCAAACCGCCACCAGCGTAAATCTCCTGAAGATACTCGTTGGTGTTGGTGGACAGTGCGAAGTTAGTGAACGCTTCGATGGAGGTATCGCCAACCACAGGGTAATGGGATGCGGACATGATAACGCCCATAGTCGTGGTGTCGTCCGTATCCGTCCACCATTCCGGGGTGATGATCTGCTGGACGCTGAGGGCGCGGGCCAGAGTATCGTCACCGCCGAGAGCGATGTACGTGTTGCCGTTCGCGTCCGCGGACATCAGCAGGTCGGCAACAGTGTCAGCGTTGCACAGCAGCACCTTGTTTCCCTGAGCGCGAACCATGTGGGAGGCACGCACGAAGTCCATCAGCGGGGCAGCATCAGTCATGGTGTAGGAGAGCGCGAAACGGTTGCCCTTCCACTCGGACGTATTGTCTGCCGCGTCGGTCACAACGCTACGGAAGTGAGCCATGTCCGTGTAACCGCCGAGCGTGATCTGACGTTCGATGGTCTGGATGATGTAGTTCGGGAGTTCCTGAAGCACGTAGCGGAGCAGAGCGCCCGGACGCTGGGTGCGGCGAATATCGCCCTTGTTCAGTTTGATGTACTTGTAGGTGTAGTCTGCCTGAAGCTCACGCTTCACAAACGAAAGCGCCTGTTCCTTTTTCTGCTTGCCGTACTCGCTCACCGGGTAGCCGTGGGCGCGGGTCTGCTCAGTCAGACCGGCGATATTGCCGCCGATGGTCAGGCGGTCAAGACCGGTTTTACGTAGCAGATTCCACAGGCCGGAGCCGCGCGTGTTCAAAGCGTCCGAGATCGTGGTGATGGCTTCGGTCGGGATGAACTTGTTCACATTGGTAGCGTCAACGCCGAACGACGCGGTGTCCGACATGTTACGGTTCACGGTGTCGGCCCACTCACGGTGGAACGCTTCGACACCCTTGTTGTCGGTATCAATAAGGGCACGCTCGAACGCGATCATGGCGTCATTGGAATCAAGCCAAGTCTTACGGTCGTGCGAGAAATTCACGGTACCAGACTGGTGTGCCGCATGGTTCGCCTTGTTGATGATGATGGTCTGGCGGGCGTTGGAAGTCTGCACGGGTTCCTCCGGTGCCGGGGTGCCCTCGCCCTCGCCCTCGCCTTCCTTCTGGTTGGTGATGGCGTCGGTGATGTCATCGAGAGCGCCCTGCATGATCTCACCGATAGACGTGGTGAGCTGTTCCGCCTCGTCCGGGGTGAGCTTGAACTGGGCGATGGTACGCGCCAGTTTCTTCAGGAGTTCCGGGTTCATGGTGTCTCCATTCTTAGTGTTGCGGCTGTTGATTGCTGTAAAAGCGGCCCTTGGGTCGGCACCACGATATACGACGCTGATTTCCAGTAGTTCGCCATCGTGGATGATACCGTCTTTGCCGGGACGCTTGTTGAATTCAACGGTGATGCTGAAACTGTTGGTCAAGCATCCGTCGGCGGCAAGCTGGCGGATACGTTCGCCTTGATCTACCTCGCTGAGTTTGGCTTCGGCCATTAGTCCGGCGTCGGTCATCCAAAGTCGGGTGATTGCACCTGCTTGGCATTCAATGCTGGGCATATGGTCGATTAACAGGGGAAGGGATAGTTTGTCGGACTCGTTGAGGTCGGACACGAGTTTCAGAGTGCCGTCGATTAACGGCGCTTTCAGTGTCTTCAGGTCTACGGTGAGTCCGTCACACATCACTTTACCGCTGTTGGCAAGGAATGTGAGGGTATGACCATTGGTTTCTGGGGCACCGCTGTTGGCGAAGCTCTTACGAGTCTTCATTTTGGCCCTTTCAAATAGTAGGGTAGTGGTGCGGTCGAACGTCCTTAATGGGCTTAATGTTCTGACCCCCATAGTAGCACGATGCGGTACACGTCCAAGCCTTTGCAGTTCGGGCATTTGAGCGTCACCATCGTGTCGCGCGCACAAGAGCCAAGGTAGCGCCCGCACCGTTTGCAATGGATGTCATACGTCATGATTCCACCACCTCGTAATCCTCGTAGCACCGGCAGTTGGGGTGTCCGTTCGGGGTCTGCATACTCTCGAAGTTGTTCACGTAGGTGCGGTCGCCTATCTCGACGCTGGCGTTCTCAGCCAGATACGTGTCATCCAATGCGATTCGTTTGCCTTCCATGTGGCGGCAGAATTCGCACACTTTTTCGTCGCCGCTGGTACGCCAAACCTTGTACAGTCGGACGCCGAGCGTTTCGCTGAGATTGCGGGCACTGTAGAGACTGCCGAGCCGTTGCGATTGCACGGTTTCGCAGCGGGCAATCAGTTCGGCGTGATCGTTGCCTAATTGTTCGAGATGGTCGCGCAACTGTTTTGCGTCCCACTGTTCCACGTCGGCCCGGTTCAGCAGTTCGAGGACGTTGTTTGTGATGGTCTTGCTGGTGGACTTGGCGATGCTACGCAAGTGTTCCACGTAGGCTTCATGCACCGTATCGGGGAGTTCAGTCCAGAAGTAGAGTTGCCGCCAATCATCGGCAGTGTAGTTCTCGACTTCCACGGCAATGGAGCTTTCGGGGTGGACTTCCGTCCACGCGGTAATGACCTGCTCCAACTCGTAGCCGGTACGGCGGGCGTAGGCGGCGAGGTTGGTCATCAGGTCATCTTCCACGTCGTTAATCCACTGGTCGCCGATAGCTTCCAAATCATCGCGCAAACTGTTCTGAGAGCGACGGGCGAGCCTGATAACTCTGTCCACGTAGGTTCGAGTGGCGGGCAGAATGCGTTTCTCAGTTGCCGTTTCCTGCGGTTTGATATTACGGCTATACCGTTTTGCGGCTATTGGGATAGTCAGCGTCGGAGCCTGCTGATGCAAGTCAAGACGCTTGTACGAGTCGGGTAAGCCGAGCGCATCCACGGCAGACTCCAGACTGGCCCCCATGTTCAAAAGCTGGGTCAGCGAGTCAATACGTACCTTCTGGATGTCGGCCTGAACCTTCTCTACGTCGGTTTGGGAAGGCAGATCGAGGTCGAAAGTGATGCCATACCCAAGTCCACCGGTGATACGGTCAAGCTCGAACTGCCATTTATCCCACACCGTCATACACAACGGCTTCAACGTATTCTCAATGAACGCGCGTTCGGCCTGTTCGGCGTTGGCGTAGGTCTGCCCGTTGTCGATGCCACGAATAATGTCCGGTACTGCCAGAGCGTTCGACAAGCGGTTGTTCACCACGTCGTTCACGGTCTGCAAGTCCAGACTGTCGTTGTCGTTCTGGAACGGCACCCACACCAGTTTACTGGTGGTGCTGGGCTTATGGGTCATAGGGTCAACCGGGATCATGTTGTACACGATTCCGTTGTTGTTGCCCGCGCCACGGAATGTGCTTTCGAGACGGTCGCGGTTGCGTTGGAAGTCTTCAGTGTTTTCCGATACGATGCCGAGCATTCCAGCGGGTACGGCGTTGTTGCCGAAGAAACCACGCTCATAGTCGGCGATCATATCGTCCACGTTCGCCCACTTCTTCACCGTCATGGCAGGAGCAATGCCGCGCGTCGGGTCGTTCGGATGCTGGCTGTAGCTGAGAGCGATGGTTTCGTCTCGGGAGAATTCGTAGACTCGTTCGCCGTCGCCCAAGTCCATCGTAACGCGATGATACCAGTCCGAGCGAGAAGAATTGTACTGGCGGCTGTTCGACGGCAGCAGCGTATATCCGATGATGTTGTCGGCTGTAATGTCTCCGCCCGGCCCGTTAGTTGTCCAGATCAGAATATCCAAGTGTGATTGGGTGAGGATGGTGGCGCAAACGATCTTGAGGAATTCCAAGCATGAATACGTGTCGTTGGGCGCGTAGAGCGCGGCCAATGGTGCGGGAGCCGGTTCTATGCGCCGGCTGTCCGAGTCCACGGCGTAGGGGATTACCGTGCTGAACCGTTGTGCGATAGCGTTCACGTAGGGAAACACGTTGTCGTAGGTGTCGTGCAGGGGGATGGTGTTGCCGCCCATCGGCTGCCAAATGTTCCCGCCCATCGGTGTGGGGGACATACTGGGCGCATGGTTACGGTCGAACGCGCTCATAAAGCCTTCACGGAGATTGTTCAGCAGGCTCACAGTTTCCTCGATTCGTCATAAGACCCTGCGTCTAGTCTACCGGGTGCAACGCATAAACCTAGCAAACAGCAACGTCCCACGATGGAAGTTGCAGCGGCTTGTAGTAGGCGAGAAGGACGCTATCCGCTAGATCGGGGCTACCAGTCTGATTCTCTGTTTTGTAGTCTTTCTTCCGCTGCACTTCGCGTAGGTTTCTGTTGTTGATTGCCCATTCACGGGTGCTGAGTTCCTGAAACAGTTCGGCTCGGTGTTCCAGATTCGGGTTGATGGTGATTTCCGAAAGCTGTTCGGCAAACTCGAACCATAGTTCCGAACTGACTGCCGGATAGCGGTCGGGATGCTTGGGCTTGGCTCCGAAGTTGACGCCGTTCACTGGTTGGTTTCGGCTGCGGAGAATGTCCGTTACTCCTCCGCCCACGCCGGTATCGTCCACGTTGATGATGCTTGGATGATGTGTTCCGGCAAGGGTGATTATGCGTTCCGCTGTTTCGACAAGACTGGTTTTGCTCCAGCTCACGAGGTCTACTAGGTGGCGTCCCTTTACGATGGCTACGGCGGTTCGGTCGGCTCCGTATCGGGCCACGTCAACGCCGAAGCTTACTCCGCCGTCTGTTTGAGGTTGGCGTTCGGTCGCGTCTGTGAGTTGCTGCCAGCTTATGATCTGGTTGATTGTTTTCTCGTAGGGCATTCCCTCCCAGATGTGGGCGAAGTCTGGGTTGTTTCGTGATTCCTCGACCTGTCGCAGAATCTCTTCCGGGAGTATTCCAGCTTGTTCCGCGTCCCGCCATGTGGTGTGATGGTGGGTGGTGCGTTGTTGGGTGAGCTGGCTCGGATGGGTGACGAAACGTGTGGTTATCGCATCCTCCGGGGTTAGGGGGTTACGGGTGAAGATAATGGTGCTGCCGTTCTTTCGGATGGTCGGCAGCAACACGTCTAGGCTATGGTCGGTGATGAACTGCGCTTCCTCTATCCAACAACGGTCTACACCTTCGATACCTTTCAACGTGCTTTCCGGGTCTTCGTGCAAGCCCTTGAACCAGAACACACTGCCGTTGACGTGGGTTATCTGTTCGCGGGTGATGGTGAAACCGGGAAGCTCATAGCGGCTGATGATATCCGCTAGGAGCTGTTTGACGCTTTCCTGAATGCTGTTCTGGAATTCACGGGTGCATAGGATGCGGGTGGGGTACATGCTGGCTTCGAGCGCTAGGGCTAGGGCTACGCTGGTGCTTTTCGCGCTTGAACGGCCTCCGCTGTAGTCGTAGTAGCGGTATGGCGGATTGCCACGGTCATGGAGGAAGAACAATAAATCTTCGTATGCTTTGGGGATTACGAGGTTGAATGTTCCGTTTTGTTCCATAATGTGCGCGCGATTCTCAATAGTATGGTCTTCACCCGAGGAAACCCGAGCCTTATTGAGAATAATAGGCTCGGGTTTGTTCACTTCACCGTAACGTTGATCGTAGGCGGCTCGTACATCTGCACCGTCTGGTCAACCTGCTGTCGGGGCATGCCCTCGGTACGGTTGGCGATGTCCTGATAGGATCGGAATGCTTTCTCACCGTCCTTCTTCGATTCAAGAACACGACGAAGGGCGATCTGTTCGGCTTGGGTCAGTTCGTCCATACGCTGCACCCACTCAGCCAGTTCCTCGTTCGTGAGTTCAAGGAATTGCTGGAGGTTGTATTTCACGCTGCCGCGTTTTGTCCATTTACGGCTGCGGTCTTGTGGGCGTTCTTGGAAGCCGCCTTTGCCGGTTGGATTGTTGACACCGCCGGTGATTCTTCCGTGTGCGTCGCGGGTTACGTTGCTCATAAGGGGTATTTTATGCTTTCTTGGGTTTAGTTTGTTGTTGGTGTTGGTTGATGATGGTTTGTATTTCTTCTGGGGTGGTGTTGAGTAGTTGGGCGATGTATTCGGTGTTGTAGTGTTTGCGGTGCCATTGGAGGGCTAGTTCGGTTTTGTGTTGGCTGAGGGGCATGGTGGTTCCTTACGCGAGGATGTAGGTTATCAGGAGTTTGAGTAGGGCGATAGTGCCGGTGGTGATGAGCAAGACTGCTAGAGTGATGAGTAGAACGCCGAGGATGCGGCCTACTTTGTAGCTGGTTGTGTTTTTCTCCGGCTTGTCGGTGTTGCGGAAGTAGTCGAATTCGTTTGGTTTTTTCATTGGTTTGGTTCCCATGTGATCGTTAGGAATACGCCGGTTGTGGTGTTGTCGGCGTATCGTTTGTGACTGGTTACGTCGGTTATCTGACAGTCGTCTCGCCAGATGTGGGTTTCGGTGATGGCGTCGTATAGGGCGCATTGGAGTTTGTCTATATCGGGTTTGACTGTGGGGTGTTTTCGTTTGTGGGGGGGGATGGTTTTGGGGCGTGGAAGATAGAACGTGGTTTCTATTGTCACGGATGAGTTGTGGGGGATGGTTGGGGGTTTGTGGCTGAGGATGGTGTCGCGGACGTGGTCGCGCCACGGGCGTTCCTTCTTGTCCATCGGTATTAGGCGGGTTACGGGTTTGCCTGTGGTTCGGCTCCTGCCGGTGATTGGACGGTAGGAGCCTTTACTGGCGGGGATGCCGGGGATGAACAGGCTGAACGATAATGGTTCGCCTATCATTGGTTGAGCTCCGCCAGATCGAACGTTGGTTGCGTTTTCGCCTTGAGTTTGAGCGTGCGTAGGATGTCGGCTCGGTTGCTTTGGTGCTTGTAGGCTAGTTGGTTTTGGCCGACGTATTTGAAGCGTTGGCCGCAATTGTGGCAGAACAGCGGGTCAGGGGTGTTCTTGTAGATTTCGAGGATACGTCGGTAATATTCGGCGTCGTTTTCGGGTTGTCCGTTGATGCAGCGTTGTGTGGTGTCCGGCCAGATCAACGCTCCGCAGCGTGGGCAGTAGGAGACGGGCGGGATACCGTCCACGGGTTTCGGGCTTGAGGTGATGAACTTCATGGGTGTCCAGAAGTCGCCGGTTTTGCTGAGCATGTCCCGGTAGGTTTTGACGAAGCCTATGAGGTCGAACGGTTCGGCTGTAAGGCAGCATTCGAGAATGTTGAATTCGTCCATACTGTTGACGAACGCATAACATTCCAGCAGATAGAGCAGGGCTACCGGGATACTGTTGAGTTCGTTCGCGTCCTCGTAGTCATAGAAGGTTATGGTGGTGTCTTCGCGGTCGTCTTCTGGACAGTCCTGCCAAACTTTGACGTATGCGCGTTTCGTGAATTTCATGATTGCTCCTTTCCCGAGAATACGCCGGTTTGGTAGGCGTCACAGATCATCCGGACGAGTTCGTCTGCCTCTAGTTGGATAAATGGGTACGCGCTCGTATCGATTTCACGGCCAGCATCCTGTTTGGGATTCTCGGTTTGTTCCGATTCGGTGATCTTCGATGAGGCCAATAATTTTAGAGCTTTATAGGAGACTTTGGCAGCTGATTCGATGGTGTAATTCTCATCTTGCTTGCTAATGTTCAGAGCTCTTATGGCCGAGTGTATTGCGTTACGCAGTTGTTGGTCCGTTACGAGATAGCGGGTCATGGTAATTCCTTTCAATCGGTGGTGACTTGGGTCAGTCCGCACATTTCTACCTTGGTGGCAGACTGTGCACAGTCAGCCTGTATCCGCAGTACGGGCAGGTCACGTAATATGTGCCCACCGTCTCGCCGCAGTGGGTGCACTCTACATATCGGATTGCTCTGCTCATTTCGTGTCCTCGCTTGTGAGAATCGCTAGTATGGTGCCCTCGCAGTCCGGTTTTGGCAGTGGTTGCGGTGTGCTCATATCCTCGTAGTACTTGTTTAGAGCGTGCAAGCTTGTTTGCGTGTCTGGGTTGTCGGAATCGTAAAATACGGTCAGCCAGTCATACTGTGAGTTTTGCACGTATCGCAAGTGCAGTGGACAGAAGAATCGCGGCTCATTATCATTTGTGAACAGGCACAACCAGTTTTCGTCGTCGGTAATGTTCGTGATTACGTTTTCCTCGCTCGGTGCCCAGAAGTTGTACTGCATGCGACAGCCCGGGTAGTCACATTTTGCCAAGTAGGTTGTTCTTACTCTCATGCTCATTTCGTGTTCTCGCTTTGATTCGGTGCTTCCGTGGGCATGTTGCCGGTGTAGCCGAGCATGGAACGGCAGTGGTCGGCTGTCTTTTCGTATGCGTTGACTTGTCCCTTCACGACACCGTATGCGGCCATGTCATGTTGCCTTAGAAGAGCGCTCGCCAGTCTCAGGCCTTCCGCTGCTAACTGTTCGCACCAGTCGATGATCTCGTTGAGCGTCTTGTTTTTCTCGGTGACGTTCACTGCCATTTAGAACACGTCCCATTCGTCGTCGGTCTGGTTGAGCGAGTTGGTCGGGCCGGACGGGTCGGTTCCCGGCCACTGGTTGCCGGTCTGCTGGTCTTGCTGAGGCTGCTGGTTCTTCGCCTTGAGCATGGCGAGGCTGATGGTCGCGTGTTCGATGACGAAATCGGTGCGCGGCTGCCCTTGGTTGTCGGTGCCGGTCTTCCATTTCAGGACACCCTCGACCCTTACCGGTGTACCCTTGCGCAGCATGCGTTCGTAGGTTTCCGCAAGTCTCAGGTCATACTCGAAGATCGTCGCCCACACGGTGTCGTGGTCAACCCACTGTTTTGTGGTCTTGTCCATGTGTCCGCCTGTGGCGGCGACTCGGATAAGCATATAGGGGGTGCCGTTGCGGGTCTGTTTGCGTTTGGGGTCTGCCGCCAAGCGTGCGAGCGGCAGTGTGATTCTTGGGTCATTCATCGTTGATCGTTTCCCCTACGGGTAGTGGTGCGATGTCGGGGTTGAAATAGTAGCGGTTGCCTACCTTGATGTATGGCAGTCGTTTCTCACGGCAGTATCTGCGGACGGTCTGGATGTTGAGGTGCCAGCGTTCCGCGTACTGCTCCGTCGTTGCGGTGTAGTCTTTAGCGTACATGGTTTAAATATACATCAGATTATTCTTGATTGCAAGTAGCATGTGCTAGCTATATAATATATATATGCGCACTGGAAACCGGGCGCACCTTCATCAAATAAGATAGGAACAGGAATAAAGTAAGCGCCTCCCCCACGGAACCGGAAGAGAGGCGCTAACAGAAAGGTTGGAAACATGTCCGATACAACTATAACACAGAACTCAGGTTTTTCGATGCTGCCGAATTGGGCGGTGGATGATGACCGGTTGGGCGGCTACGACCTGCTGGTGTATATGGCGCTGATACGTCACGCCGATAACAGTGGTATCTGCTGGCCGAGCTTGGAGCGGCTGGCGAAGATCGCGCGTTGCTCACAGCCTACGGTGTCCAAGAGCCTCAACGTGTTGGAGCGATTGGGGTACATTCGACGGGTCAAGTCCGATGGCAGGGCCAACCGGTATCACGTCTCGCTGTGGAAGCCCACCCCAAAACAGGGTTATGACCATGCACCGACCCCAAAACCTGCTTTTGACCCCTCAAAACCTGCTTTTGACCCACCCCAAAACGAGGTTTTGACGAACAATACCCAAGAGAACAAAACCCAAGAACAATACTCGTGCGGCGAAGAAAAAATCACAGTCTCCTGCCATTCGGTGGATACCCTCAAGGCTCTTATGGCGTTGTGGCCGAAGAAATGCAGGGTGTCAAACGAATTCATTCAGTGCTTTAATCAGGCGTTCGATGAAGTCGGTGCCGACGCGCTTATGAGGGCGGCGAAGCGTTTCGTGGAGTCGTGCGAGGGTACGCCATTGCAGTACGTGCGGACTCTGCCCGTGTGGCTGGCCAACCCGGTTGATTGGAGGGTTCAGAAGCGGGAACAGCGGAGCGAAGCGAAGCTGTCGGATTGGATGGCCCATAGGCTTCCTGATTCCATGTCCGCCGACGTGGCGACCGTTCTGCGGGCGAGGCGTGCGTATTGGGGTGCCACCGGTGGTGTGGAGGCTTTGGAAATGGAATTCTTCCCAGACGAAGTTAAGAATGTGGGCAATTTGCAACAAGAACCAACAGTGTGATATAATATCTATATCACACACTGCATAGAAAGGATGCATATGAAGATCTACACAAACCGATACCACGACTTCACCCCGTCACAAGGCATACCGGTACGCATAACGTACGGTTCGCCACGATGGCGACTTCCGTACGCAATCGCAGCATCAGCGAAAACAGTGACGCCGGGCCGATGGTTCATGGAAGGAACCGACGAAGAATTCACCGAACGGTATCGTGCCATGCTGGACTCACACGGGGTCGCCCGCATCAGAACGGAACTTGAAACGATATCGCAACTCAACGGAGGTAAAGACATCGTGCTTCTATGCTTCGATGACGTAAGAAAAGGCTTGTGCCACCGAACGATTTTCGCCCAATGGTGGCAGGAAAAGACCGGTGAAGAAGTCAAGGAATTACAAAAAGGTTTGGAGGCCGATCAAAATGTGCTATTCTAATGACCGTTGCTATTCCGCCCCTAGCTCACCGGATAGAGCGCCCAATCTCGAATTGGGAGGCACCAAGTTCGACTCTTGGGGGGCGGTCTGATGGCAGGTTTCAACTCACCGTCCATATTGTTCCTCAACACTTGGGATAAGCCCGAACGTGATTGGAACGGGAATCTGTTTAGGCAGGCACTCGCGTCAGGGTATACGCGATACGTCGAACTGTACGCCGGAGCCTTCGCGAACTGCATGGTCGCCGTGGAGAACGGCTGGAAACCGGAGCAAATCGAGGCGTGCGACGTGTGGGCGTACACCGCAGCGCTCGGATATGCATATAGCGGGACGCCTCTCACCGAAATGCGGGCAACCGTTGACGGTTCACCAGTCTCGCTCTCAGGAAACGCAGCGGATGACGCGGCTACCGTAATCATGGCGCAATATCGTATGCGTCTCAGCAAGCACGACGATATCGATTACTACCGTGAACTTCTGGCTGATCTTGACATCAACGATTCGGAACACGTCGGACAGCTACGGGAGCGAATCGCAGCTAATATGGTCAAGTTGGGGGGGCTGAGATACGAGCCCACCGACCCGATGAAGTATGCGGAACGCATTATGGATGACCCGCACACCATCGTGTTCGCCAATCCTCCTACGTATCCGGGAGCTTATGAAAAGTTCTTCGAGACCGGGGGGAGGTTCCAATGGGCGGAACCTGAATACAACGTGTTCAATGCTCCCGTTGATATTCCCAAGCTCTGTAAGCTGTTCGATGGGCGTAAGGCGTTGCTGATCTGCCAGCAGCAGCAAACGCCCGGAAACGCCGCAACTGATAGCCCGGTCTACGCTAGGCGTCTGGGTTTGGACAGTGTGATTTACATGAATTCCAACCGTCCGAACGAGGTCAAACGTCTTGTCGGCGGGAACATGGTGACTGTGGCGGCGTCGAAATCGGCGGAGATACCGATACCGATATTGCCCAGAGATCATCAGATTACCGAACGTTCCGAAATCAAGGTCGTACCGTTACGCGATAGCGCGGCCCAAGACTCATATCTGCAAGTGATGCGGCATAGGATATCGGGAAACGTGAGCCCGATGTGTGTTCTCGTACTAATCGACGGTTACGTTGCCGGGATCATCGGCTATGGTTTGCCGAATCCCATGTACACGATTCGCTACGCGGTATTGCGTCAAGCATTCGGGGTATCCCACGAACGGTATCGGCTTACGAAGCTGGTCACGATGATAGCGTTACGTCGTTCCACGTTCCAGCTCTGCGCTACGCCCAAGACACAGATACTCGTCGATGCGTGCGATGGGCTGGCAACCGTTGAGTACACGCGATACCCCGAAGCCAAGGGACTTCGCGGCCTGATGAAACTGGACAGACGTGACCGTAAGAACGGACAGTACCAATTGCAGTATAAGAGCGATTGGCACGAAGAGATCGGCTTAAGGAACATTCTCGGACAGTTCCTAGCCAAAGAGAACAGGAGGAAATAATGGCCGATGTCGACACGTCGCAAGAAATGACCATAGCCGACGGTTTGGTAATCAAGTGGGTTGACGTGGTCAATCTCAAGGAACAAGACCTGAACGCGCAGGTCATGGAACCACGTAAGTTCGACGCGCTGACCCAGAACGTCAAGCTACGAGGGATGTTGGAGTCATTGCCGTACTGTTCGCAACCGAACGGAGAAGGGCCGATAAGTATTGTTTCCGGCCATCATCGTACAAGAGCCGCCGCCCGCGCCGGTATCCAACGTATCCCGGTTATCGTGGACACGAAGCCTATGACACGTTCCACCATAACGGCGAAGCAGATAGCCGCCAACGAACTCACCGGCCACGCCGATGAGAAACTGTTGGCTCAACTGGTCACGCAGATGGACAACGTAGACGACTTGTTGCTGAGCGGACTCGATCAGGACAGCCTCCCTCACGTCGAACCGCAGCAAGTCAACCTGAACGGTTTGAATGTGAAGTACGAATACAAGAACGTGGAGTTTTTGTTTCTGACCCGCGAATACGAAGAACTTGAACAGTTCGTGGATGATTGCAACGCGGACATGCTCGGGTTGGTGCCTATGGAATTGTACGACGAGTTCGTGCATCAGGTGACATCGTTCGCTTCACGTAACGGAATCAAGAATATGGCTGCTGCGGTATCCAAGATCATCGAGATAGCGAGGAAAGACGCCGAGGAAGAGTGATTACAGGCCGGGCGAGTCCCGGCCTTTTTTTGTTTGCATCACAAGACACAATGTGATATAATGAATATATCAAGCGATAAGGCTTGAGATATACCCAAGGAGAAAACAATGGAAACAGTTAGAAATATCACCGTCGAACAGGCCCGCGACATGATTAACAGCATCGACACCAGTCTGATTCCCGAATGCCGCGACTTCGACACATACACCGAGACCTGTCTCTTATACACATCTCCGAGCCCACGAGAC